ATTTTGTGTGTTTGGTTCAATTCCAAATCGATTAAGTGACATTCTTACTCGCGGTCATTTCAGTTCATAAATGGCTATTTTTACTTTCGAAAACTTTCTTTCTGGCGCCTACACGGGCCTTCCTATCGATAAATTCAAAGCCCTCGGTCTCAATACCGAGGATTATGATGAACAACGTTGGGAGATGCTTGTGAAATGTGTGGACAGTGGACTTATGCAGTTCTCTTGTTCGCGCGATGAGGCGCTTGTGTTGCTGTGGAACGAAGAGGAACTTCCAAAAGATGATGATGATGACGTTCCTTATGAGGTCCCCTGTTGGACACCCGACACTGAGGCTACATTAATAGATGATGTGTCTGAGTGGTTAGTGGGGAAGACTTCTGTTCGTGACGCGGCAACGATATGTTCTGATTACGATGCTGTCTCTGAGACTCCTGTTGAAGTACTTTTCGTTGAATTGGAGGAGGACTCTGAAGAGGACACAATCGCTGACGTTTATCTCGATGCTAGGAGGAAATCGTTTCGCGATTATTTTACCATAGTTGAAGAAGAATTTGTAGAGGAGGATCCTTTAATTTCTTTGAACGATGGTAATGTGTGTCCAGTACACACTCTTGAGGTAACAAGTCTGAAGAAACCAGTGATGCTTGATGTTGGTAGACGTTGTGATAGGGTGAATCTTGAATCGTTGCAAGGAGCTGTTAATATGAATTTACCCTCACACGCCCATTTTGATGATACTTGGCACCAGTATTTCGTGGAAGGAAGTAAACTTGACGTCGATTTCGACAATATCAGATTGAGGCAGAGTGAAGTGTTTTGTGATAGAGACTTGGATAAATATTATCAACCTGAACTCTTTGCTGGAGCTAGCTCACGTCGCATTGGAACTCAAAAAGAGGCCTTAGTGGCCATTAGAAAGAGGAATGCTGATGTTCCAGAGCTAGCCGATTCTGTCGATGTCGAACGTTTATCTGAATCAGTTGCCAAGAAGTTTTTATCTTCGTACGTATGTGATCTAAAACCTGTTGTTGGGGTAATGGAAAAAATGCGTGCGTATCATCAGAAATGGGGAGACAAGATCGATCCGATGTTTTTGCTGAAGGAACATAATTTGCAGAGATACGAACATATGATAAAAACCGATGTGAAACCCACTGTTGCTCACAGTATGCATGTTGAGAGGGCGATTCCAGCAACAATAACCTTTCATGGCAAATCAATCTGTGCTGGGTTTTCACCTTGGTTTACCGCTCTCTTTGATGAATTTCAGAAATCTTTGGATGAGCGTGTGGTCATCCCAAGTGGTCCTATTTCTACTATAGAGATGGATTTCGATCTTCGAAATAAGTACTACTTGGAGGTTGATCTTTCTAAGTTCGATAAGTCTCAAGGTTTGTTACACCTTGAGTTTCAGCGAAAAATATTGTGTAAGATCGGGTTACCTACTCATCTTGCTAACTGGTGGTGCGACTTTCACTATAAGTCTTTTATTAGTGATCCAAGGGCTAAAGTTTCCTTTAATTGTTCTTTCCAGAGACGGACGGGCGATGCCTTTACATTTTTCGGTAATACCCTTGTTACTATGGCCATGTTTAGCTTCTGTTATGACACTAGACAGTTCGAGAAGATGCTGTTTGCTGGTGATGATTCACTAGCTATCAGTTCGTCTCCGATTGTCGGGTGTTCAGATTATTTTGTTAGTCTGTTTAATATGGAGGCAAAAATCATGGACCCGGGTGTTCCTTATATTTGTTCTAAGTTCTTAGTTTCTGATGAGCTTGGAAGGTGTTTCTCTGCTCCCGATCCGATTCGTGAATTCCAGAGATTGGGGAAGAAAAAGATTTCCGCTGATAATGATGATGCGCTATTTGAGCAGTATGTTGGATTCAAGGATAGAATGTCGCATATGCGAAATTTCTCTGAGTATGAAATTCAACAGCTCAAAATCTTCTTTAACTTAAAATATAAACAATCTGGAGAAGTTATTGAGGATTATATGGGTGCGTGTATGTTTTACAGTGATAATTTTAAAAACTTCAAAACTTTGTTCACTAAAACAAACGCTCCATTAGTAGCAGCTCTAAATAAGCGGGTTAAGGACAAGCCTTTTAGGTTACCTCCGAGTCTGTAATCTGAGCAGGAAGGTTGATGACGGTATTTCCGTCGGTTCTAACGTTTTCCTTAAAACGTAATCGTCGTTGAGACGTTAATGGTGTAAATCACCAGTTGTAACACTTACTATAAAGTGTAATCGTTGTTAAAACGTTGATTGCTTACAAGCAATCAAGATGCGTATCCCGGGGCTCTCTGCCGGGTGCAACAAGATATTCCTCATGAGGAC